CTTCACCTTATGACGCAGGTATATTCTACTGCCCATACGTTCCTCTACAGATGGTACGTAGTGTGGGAGCAGACAGTTTCCAGCCAAAAATTGGATTCAAGACTCGTTACGGAATCGTTGCTAACCCATTCGCTAAGGGTGCAACACTCACCAATCCTGGTGTTCTTTCACGTAACAGCAATGTTTACTACAGAAGAGTTAAAGTTTCTAACCTTATGTAATTTAAACATACATATTTTTTCCAAGAGATTCCTTCGGGAATCTCTTTTTTTGTCTAAATACAAATAAAGCTAGAATTACGATGAAACCAAGTCCAAAACAGACACAAGAAGCTCATCAAAATTATAATAAAGTTTCTGAGCACTTAATCCGTGAGGGGTATGCTGCTGATAAAGAATCTGCTGATGATATAATTAAAGGAATGAGTGAAGAATGGTTTAACTTAATCATAGAAGAGTGAAAAAATTTGGTGAATTCATAAAAGAAACACCAACTAATAGTTCTGGTGATGGTGGGTTTTCTGGTTCTGCATCATCTCCTGTTGCAGGGTATGATAAAACCCTGTGGAGTTACATGGTAACTAATGCTTATCAGTCACCTATGGATTTAAGTTATAGGTGGTCTAATATTTTTCCCGTTAAAAAATTATCTCTCGAAGATATTGATAATATGGTTGATGCGTCAAAAGAGTTTGTAAATTACATGAATAGAAGTACATTAACAAAAAAAACTTTTAAACAGTTTCAAGAATCTAAAGAAGCAAAAAAATGCCCAGAAGGGAAATATTATTGCTATACTGATAAGAAGTGTAAAAAAATCCCTACTGGATATAGAATTGGGTATGGTGGATATCTAAAATCAGATCCAGATGATTCGGAGAAAAAGAATGGAAATGGAAATGGAAATGGGAATGGAACAAACGGTGTTTCTAATGGTGGAAATGGCGGAAATGGTGGTGGCAATGGAGGAGGCGGTGAATAATGACTAGTTCGGCATTTGGAAAACAAATATCAAACCGTAATTTTCTCGCACCTGTTGGGTTTAAGTTTACTTTGGCAAAATATCCTAAAGTTTCCTTTTTCTCAAACTCTGCTAGAATACCAGAGTTATCACTTGGAACTGCTATTCAACCATCTTATCTAAAAGATATTGATGTACCAGGTGAGAAACTAACTTATGGTGATTTAAATGTAAGATTTCTTGTTGATGAGAATATGGAAAATTACATGGCAATGCATAATTGGTTAAAAGGTATTGGTTTCCCAGAGACACCACAACAATTTAAAGATCAAACTACTAATACTGAAGGTGTTAGAGATGAAAAATTAGTATTCAGTGATGGTAGTTTACACATTTTAAACAGTAATTTCCAAGATGTTGCGATTGTAAAATTTAGTGATTTATTCCCAGTTGGACTTACTTCATTAGAATTTGATGCGACAGAGACAGACATAAACTACTTTACAGCAGAGGCAACTATGCGTTATACTGTATATAATATATTCGATAAGGATGGCAGAACTCGTCTATGAATCTTGAAAAAATTCAGGAGATGTGGGAGCGTGATGCGACCATTGATCCTGATAATCTACATAATGAATCATTAAAAATACCTCAACTTCATTCAAAATACTATACGATATATAATACTATTTCGTTATTGAGAGAGAAGGCAAGAGACTCATATAATCGTATTCGTTTAGAAAGATATAACTATTACACAGGAAAGGCACCTGCAGAGGTGTATGCAGAAGATCCATTTCCGTATAAGGTTAGGGAGAAAGACGCAATACAAAGGCATATGGAGGCAGATGAGAAGTTAAGTACATCAGAGATGAAGATAAAATACTACGATGTAACTCTTAAATTTCTTGAAGAGATAATTAGAAATATCTCAGGTCGTACATATCAAATTAAAAATGCCATCGAATGGCAGAAATTTCAGTCAGGATTCTAATGATAAGGGAACTCGTAAAACCAGAACATCAATTGTTCAATCATCGTATTGACTCGTGTAGTTATAGATTAGATCGTCAATTTTTATCTAATACATTAGTTGAAAATATGATACATTACAATGGTATTGGTCTATCTGCAAACCAAATTGGTATATGGGAAAGAGCATTTGTAATGGTAAGAGATTTAGAGCATAGTGAAATATTAGTATGCTTTAATCCTCGTATCATTAAATCATATACAGAACAAGTTGAGATGGAAGAAGGTTGTTTATCATATCCAGATCTCTTTTTAAAAGTTAAAAGACCAGACCGAATTGTAGTAAAATATGAAGATGTGAATAGAAAAGTTCACAAAGTCAAGTTATGTGGTTTAGCATCCAGAGTATTCCAACACGAATACGACCACATGGAAGGTATAGATTTTACACAAAGATAAATAAGTTTTTACTGTGAGGGTAGGATTTGAACCTACAAGACCCCGTAAAGAATCGGCACATGAACTGTGTGCTGCGTTTGCCAGTTTCGCCACCTCACATTGAGATCCCTAGTCAGGGATCGCATCCATTATACGAGTAACACCAATACCCCCACCACTTCTAGGGAAGAAGTCAAACTCTAAGAACTCTTCTAATTCTTTTTCAACTCTTTCCTTACCAAATAATTTGAAAAGTAATTCAGCATATTTTCCATCGGATATTGTATGGAAGGTTTCACGCATTTGTTCTTTATCAGTACTACGTTCAGCAGATCCAATAGTTTCCATACCATTTAAGATTACATCAATCTTTTTACTGGTTTTACCATCATCACTTCTTGCCATATTCCAGAATGGAGATGTCCACTCAGGGAAATCTGTAATCATACCTATTTGAATTTTTGCTTCATCATCATGGTCTAATTCTTCGTGTCCGAAAATTCCTGCCCATTTCTTATATGGTTTAACATGAGAATCCATAAATTCAATACCCAAGTGGTGAACTAAATCTTTTTCCATTTCTTCTAATTCTTCTACACCACCGTGCATTTCAAACTCAAACATAGGGAAGATTACTTCATGTCTACCTGCAACTGGGTTTGGTTCTTGTCTATATGAAGTTGATAAACAGAAGAAACCAGGTACTTCAGGGTTTTTAAGTAATTCATACTCTAACCACATCTGTCCTGTCTGTGGTAACGGCCATACTTCACCATTATATTCATAAGTTGCTACTGTTTCTGGATCTTCACAGGCAGCAAGGATACTCAATCTATTTTGGGTATGGACTTCTAAAAAACCTCTAGACAAAAAAAATGACCTCAATAGGTCAAGTGTCTTGGTATATTTTTTGGGTTCAATTAACTTTGTCATTAATTCTAGTCAAAACTATTTTATTTAGACAATATAAATATTTCAAATGAACATTTATCATGTCACATTTGGTTATTTCAAAGAAGAATGAAGTCTTCTTAAAAATTGAGGCAGAGCCACATGTATATTATGAGTTGTCAGACAGCTTCACTTTTGAGGTACCTGGTGTAAAGTATATGCCATCATACCAAAAAAAGTATTGGGATGGAAAGATAAGATTATTTAATACTCAGAAAGGAGAAATATATGTAGGATTATTAGATCGAGTAATCCAATTTTGTAAAGATCACTGTTATAATTACGCATTTAAAGAAAGTGAATTTTATGGACTTCCATTTGAGGTAAACGAATTTATCTCAAAAGAGGGTGTAAAAGACTATATGAATTCTATTTGTAAGTTCAAACCCCGTTCTTATCAAGTAGAGGGAGTATACGACGCTCTAAGACATAATAGAAAGTTGTTGATATCCCCAACTGCATCGGGTAAGTCTCTGATGATATATTCGATTGTTCGATATTTTGTTGAGAAAGGGAAAAATACTCTGATAGTCGTGCCGACGACTTCCCTAGTAGAGCAAATGTATAAAGATTTTTCAGACTATGGCTGGGACGTAGGTTCATTTTGCCACAAGATATACGCTGGAAAAGAAAGAGAGACAAACTCTCAGGTCATAATCACGACTTGGCAATCAATTTATAAGCTCCCCCGAAAGTATTTTGAAAGGTTTTCTGTGGTAATTGGGGACGAAGCTCACCAGTTTAAATCAAAATCACTAGTATCTATAATGTCTAAACTTGCAGATGCCAAATATCGTTACGGATTCACAGGAACTCTTGATGGTACACAGACACATAAGTGGGTTTTAGAGGGTTTATTCGGTCCTTCTTACAAAATTATAAAGACCGAAGAGTTAATGAAGAAGGGACATGTAGCAACTTTGGATATAAATGTGTTGCTATTGAAACACTCACCGAATAAATTTGAAACATTTGAGGATGAAATACAGTATATTATCGGACATAATCGCAGAAATAACTTTATTAAAAATCTTGCATTAGATTTAACTGGTAATACTTTGATCCTGTATAGTCGTGTTGAAGCACATGGACAACCATTATTTGATCTCATAAATAATAGTAAGTCTGATAATCGTCAGGTCTTTTTCGTACACGGTGGTGTAGAAACTGAGGATAGAGAAAATGTTCGTGATATCACTGAACGTGAAAACAATGCTATAATAGTTGCATCATATGGAACTTTCTCCACAGGAATTAACATTAAAAACCTTCACAACGTTATATTTGCTAGTCCTTCTAAATCAAGAATTCGGAATCTTCAATCTATTGGAAGAGTTTTAAGAAAAGGTGATCGTAAACTTAAAGCAACATTATATGACATTGCTGACGATATAAGTTATAATAAGAGAAAGAATTACACATTAAATCACTTGATTGAAAGAATTAAAATCTATAATCAAGAAAACTTTAATTATGATATAGTCAACATACCTTTAAAAAACTGATGGGAGAAGAATTTATTGCTGTTATTAAATTAGTGTCGGGGGAGGAAATCCTCGCATCAGTTTGTGTTGATGAATCTGGAGATGAACCAATTATCATTGCTCATACTCCTGTAACTATGAAGATGATTAATAATGGAATGTATGTAAAGATAAAACCTTGGATGGAATTAGCTGATGATGATATGTTTATATTTCATATGGATAAAATTATTACTATGACTGAAATAAAAGACGAAAAGATTACAAAAATATATCAACGATATGTTGAAGAAGAAAATCAAGATGATATAACTAAACTATTACCTTCTGGTGGTGAAGTTAAACCTGATCAAAAAATGGGATATGTATCGAGTGTTGAAGATGCTCGTAAAAAACTTGAAGAAGTTTGGAAGAAGCCTTTTAAGAATAATAAAGAAGGCTAGTTTGTTCCCTTCAACCCTTACAGAGTTATTCTACACAGAAATCAAGGACTTGTCAAGTGTTGAAAATATGTTATAATAAATGTTAGTTAAGACGGATAAAGCTTATGCCCAGAAAGAAGTCTGAACACTATGTAAACAACAAGGAACTCTTGCAAGCACTTATAGTGTATCGAGAGAAAGTTGCTGATGCAAAAGAAAACGATTTACCTAAACCTAGAATTACAAACTATCTTGGGGAGTGCTTTTTAAAAATTGCAACTCATTTGTCGTATAAACCAAACTTTGTAAATTATATGTTCCGTGATGATATGATATCCGACGGAATTGAAAACTGTGTTCAATACATTCACAACTTTGATCCTGAGAAGTCAAGAAATCCCTTCGCATATTTCACTCAGATCATTCACTATGCTTTTCTCAGACGTATTCAAAAAGAGAAAAAGCAATTAGACATTAAAACAAAGATCATTGAGAGAAGTGGTTTTGATGAAGTGATGAACGTAGATGACAATGCAATGTCAGGTAGTAGTTCTGATTACAATACAATTAAAGATAATATCGTATATAAGTCTTCCAATAGATGAAAATAGCAATTATTACAGATACTCACTACGGTGCTCGTAAGGGATCTAAACACCTGCATGAGTATTTTGAGAAATTTTATAATGACATATTCTTTCCTGAGTTAGAGAAGAATAATATTGATACTATTGTTCATATGGGAGATATATTTGATAGTCGTAAATCAATTGACTACTATAGTTTAGAGTGGTCAAAGAGAGTGATATTTGAACCTATGAAGAATTATAAGGTTCATGCAATCACAGGAAACCACGATTGTTACTATAAGAATACCAATGAAATTAACTCACCTGAGTTGTTACTAAAGGACTATCCTAATATTACAACCTACTCAAAAGCAGAGGAGATTGTCTTAGATGGATTACAGATACTTCTTTTACCTTGGATTAATGTTGAAAATTATGATGAGAGTAAAAAGATGATAGATAAGTCCACCAGTAAAGTTGCAATGGGTCACTTAGAAATTAATGGATTCAAGGCAACTCGTGGACATATGATGGAAACTGGGATGGATACTAATGTCTTTGATAAGTTTGATACAGTGTACTCAGGACATTTTCATACCAGATCTACAAATGGAAAGATACATTATCTCGGTAATCCATATGAGATGTTCTGGAATGATGTGAATGATACCAGAGGTTTTCACTTCTTTGATACAGAGACATGTATTCATACTCCAGTAGATAATCCATATCGTTTATTTCATAACATTTATTATGAAGATACTCCATATCAGTTATTTGATGCAACTCCATACAAGAGTATGATAGTTAAGGTTATTGTTCGCAAGAAATCAAGTCCAAAAGAGTTTGAAAAGTTTATTGACAAACTGTATAGTGCAGGTGTAGAGGATCTTAAGATCATTGAAAACTTTGATATACAGGTTGCAGATGAGTTTGATATTGATGAAGACGAGAATACACTTTCAATTTTAAATAGATATATTGATGAGAGTGACTTTGAATACGACAAAAATATTATCAAAAACATTTTTAAAGATCTCTATAGGCAAGCTTGCGAGGTAGAATAATGTATCTACTTACATTAAAAACTAGAAAAGAAGACGGTGCTTACGCAGTGCAGGACAAACATGGAGATAAAGTGCTGTTTCTTTTTGAAGAGGAAGATGATGCTGATAGATATGCAATGATGTTAGAAGATGATGAACAATATAAAAAAGAGATGGCTGTTATAGAAGTTGACGATGAGCTTGCCATAAAGACCTGTAGGATGTATAATTACAAATATACTGTGATTACACCCAACGATTTCGTAATACCCCCAAAGAATGATAACCTTTCAAAAGATTAGATGGAAAAACTTCCTGTCAACAGGAGACCATTGGAGTGAAATAGATTTTCTAGGACATACTACTAACTTAGTTGTAGGAACAAATGGTTCTGGTAAATCCACGATGTTGGATGCATTAACCTTTGCTTTGTTTAATAAACCATTTCGCAAAATTAATAAATCTCAACTTATCAATGCTACTAATGAAAAAGATTGTGTGGTTGAGGTAGAATTTGGTGTTAACAATAAAGATTATCTGGTTAGAAGATCTATCAAACCAAATAAGTTTGATATTGAAGTTAATGGAACATTATTACACAAGGAATCAG